CATGTGCAAAACTGGCGGACAGCCATCTCAACAAGTAATTAACAGTTAGGTTACACTCACAAAGAATTCAACGCATCAAGAGTCATGAAGCCGTTACGTGCACTTCTAGCAAGGTTCTTACCAAATTTGGAATTAAGGTTGAACACCTGCTGTATGGTAGACGTCACCTCAGGGGAGGCATGTTTCAGCACCTTTGCCAATGCCTGCAAAGTGTCGAAACCCGATTCTGTTGAAGAACCGATACCGGGATCATTAACTCCAGCTGTTGTAGTAGTCATACACTCAATGTGATAAATCGCTTCATAATATACAGTGACAGAAGCAGGGAATCCGGTTCCAGCAACATACAATTGCCCAGATGAATTAGGTGTTGTGCCGATTGTCTGAAAGTCAAAATCAGCAACATCACGAGGGCGCCAACCCACTTGCACAGTCTCACTACCCCAAGCCAATTGCCCTTGGGGCAAATTGAGTGCTTGAGTAGGTGTATTAGCCGTAGAGAGAGTAGTGGAGGCCGTTGCGCTTGATAACCATCCAACCATAACACCAGGCGCAGCTGTTTGGGCCATGCCAACACGCACACGTAAACCACCAGAGATAACACGAGCAAGAGAAAATATAGCCAAGTTTGAATTGTTAGCAGCAGTACCATAGCCCCACGTGACAGCGGCGGTAGCACCTGAATTACTACCACCTGTGAAATTCCCGGTAGTGCCGAGCGCAGGCATCGTCCCTACCATAAATGATCCATCAGCATTAGCTGCAAAGGATCCACGTGAATAAGCAAAAGCAAGCACACTGGGAACAAGACAACCAAAGCCCAAATGCACACCACCATACTCAAACGGATCATTAATGGTATTAATGTAATCTTGCTCGAACGCGCCTAACCCAGGATTGGACAACCTGGTCATGCGTGTCAGAACTCGATTTTGGATCCGATTTCTGGTGTTGCGCCGTTTGTTCTTTTTGTTCTTGTTGCGTCTCCGGCGTCTTTTCTTCTTTCCGTTCGAACTGACTGACACTACCTCCTGTGTTGGTGGTGATCCCAGGAGAGTTTCCAATACTTTGACCATTGGAGCGTGAGCAATTCAAACAATACTGACAAGAGGAAGAGGACGTAGCGGTAACGGAAAAATTGGGTAAATTAAGTTCGGGATGGAAACTAACGATAACGAAATGCACGAATAAGCAAAGGTCTTCAAGAGGTACTGAGGACCTGAAACGGATTGGGGGAAAGTGAAACATGGTTCTGGGTCATCAAGTCAACACGCGGCCCAGGACGGACTGCGTGTTTGAATTTACAATTCTTCCACGAGCAACCGCCACTCATAAATTGCTTGCACACAGCAACATGGTCAAATTTACACTTCGACCCGTAGGTGCACTTGCGATCCACAAAATTCCAGCAAATTTCTTTAACTGGGGCGGCCTCTTGTTGGTTCTTTTGTTCTTTAGGGGGTTCCTCTGCAGGCCGTAATACAAGGTCATCAACGACGACTAATTTATTCACTGACGGAAAGTCCTCAAATTCATAGGACTTAATAATTGGCATTGTCAGTAAATCACTAGTACATTTGCACTCATTGAGATAATTGTACAACGGGACAGGATCGCAGTCACCTAACATGACATCAAGGTAGTAGGCTTCATCGTTTGGTTTCTCATTCGGCCAGTTTTCACCGACTTCATAACGAGACCACCAGCCGGTCAATTGCTTAGACGGCTGAAGCGACAAGTCCATACCAACCCTGATAGCCGCATCAATGATTTGTGAAATTATTGGAGTGTTACCATCAGTCCTAGCTAACCCGATCAATTTCTGTTGTAATTTCTGTTCGGAAGTGAATCCAGTGACACTAGGTGTCACATGCAACTTAGCCAAAGCACGGGGCAAGTCACAAGTTGAAATTTCAGATCCATACCAAACAGCTTGATCGTAAAAGCGGGACAAATAATTCACACCGAACTCACCGCGGTAAAATAGCTTACCTTCAATTCGCTGGCCTATTAAAGCACCAGCGGCGGCTAATTCAGAATCACCAACATCGGCAGCAATCGAGTCATCACCACCAAACTCACCATCGGCATTGTAAGCATCAACTGGAATTGTACCGTTCATTCGGCGAGCCAAATAATCGATAAATTTAGTCAACATAGTGTTAAAAATGGCAGTCTCACCGGATCCGCTTGCACGAGCGAATTCGAGAATGTATTTAAACCCATTCGGAGTAACGGCCTTACACATATACTGAGCTTCCATGCATTTAAAAAGCTCGGCGTGAAAATTTGGATCACACCAAGCTGACATGAGAGCGTGTTCAAACATTCTGGCTATTTCTGAAATGTGGCCATCCTGTCGTACACAATCAGCGCAGTTCACAAACATCAGAGCATGCTTGCAAATCTTTGCAACTGATTCAGCAATTTGTTTAGGAGTCTTTCCAAACGAGTACCATTTACACGTTGCCACAATAAAAGACGTGAAAGGGTAAGTATAAGTGCTATACTCACGCTTATCAACAGTATTGATCTGGGAGATGACACGTGGGTCAGAAGGTTTCTGATAAGGTTCAGCCTTCAAAAATGTTTTGACCAACGGTTCATCAGGTGCAGGTTCACTCTCAGCTTGATTTAACAATTGTCGCTGAGAAGGTCGGTTTTGTTTTAAATAAACCTCTTCAATTGAACAGGGAACCCCCTTATGGCGAGATTCCTTTGGCACAACGAAATCAATAAATTCGTCAATTACTTGCATCAAAAAACGAGTCGGCTTCTTAGACAAGGACTTACTGTCGGCTGCAGGTTCAATAACACGACCTTCAACCGCAGCAACCTCATTGCTGAACGTACGAGCTGGAGCATAGGTGTTAGGCAAAACCGGTGACATAAAGCTGACCATCACTGATTTCGCTAAGACGTCATAATCATGAAGATTTTTGACGAATTGGTATTTCTTAACACCCTCAATAGCAGGGTACACAACTTGAGGCTTGGACAAACCGTACTTGCTGCTAAAATAATCATGCAATACTGTTGCAGCAGCACGGTCTTTGTCCAACCATCCTTGAATGGACGCCACACCGGTTCTAACCTGAGAGTTACGCACATTACTCTCAATCGCGTTAAATACGTTAACTGGCACTCGTGCAACGTTAAATTCATCAACTCTAGCCACACACCGCATTCGTCCTTCCGTAGTTTGCACGTCCAACATGTTAAATTCACCATGATTGATGCGCAAACGTTCGAGCTTACTATGCTTTAAACTAGCAGCTAAGCTGGCCACAAGGCCTTCCCATTTACCGATCGGAATAAGCAGTATGTACTCATGATGAGAATTCGCGGCTCTGCGCTCAACTTGGTACGCCTTGCAACTCCAACCACTTAAACTAAAACGGGAGACCATAAAAGTGTCAACGGCAAAATTCCATACTGCATGCTGATAAAGTTGCCCGCCGCTAACGCAGTAGGATACTTCATTAGCTGAATTAAAGCTAAATGAAAATTCACCATTGGCACAAGCCAAGGATGTGGGTTGAAATGAATAAACTAACACGGGCTGGTCATTGGACATTAAAAATCTCTCAAAATCGAGGTAATAATCAACGTCAACAAGGACAACCAGATGACTTCCTGTGATACTACTAGGAAGAGCGGGGACAAGTGTGTCTTTGTCCCAACGATAATCGCGACAATAATCAACGCCATCGCGGACATCAGCAGTAGACCCTTGATATGAATAGGGTTTAAGCCCAATGAGATGTCCAAGGATACGGGCAAACACCATGCACGACGACCGCCAAGCAGCGCAGTCGGGGTGGGTGTGCGTCGGATTAGTTGTTTGAACCAATGGTAAACTCGCATCACGAAATGCCATACGAACGACATGGGTCGGTAAGTTAGGGACTTCGCGATGTTTGTCCACAATTTGCGACAAAGCATCATGATAAATCTGATGATACTTAAAGGTGAGATCTTCAACAACTTTAGTAAATTCCGTTTTAAGCACGTTAAAAATCCGCTTACGTCCGTAAAGAAACCAACAGACGAGAACGGCTCGGCACAGTGTCGACGTAAATGTGCGGCCAAAGCAGACTCTGCTGAGATATGAGACATCTCTGCTACGGGTAGTACTAAGTGGAGCTAAAGAGTGGGGAGAGAACAATAAACTACTTGATAACATAACCTAACTGGTTGAACACTTGGAAACGGT